ACCTGATCCGGTAGACGGATTTAATTTTAACCAACTAGGTTTTGCCATAATACAAAATTTAAATAAAACAATTCAATTAACTATATCATTCTTCCTGCACAGCATGCCATACCACATTGGACAACACATCGACATTATCCTCAAAGTTGTTCGAAGGCATCAGCCATATGTAATCAGGGTCAACTTTTAAATAAGCCTGTTTACCAACATCACAGACAACCCCTATCGACACCTTCATGCCCGTTGCCGAAGCGGAAACCTTCATCTCATCCGCTTTGGCCGAGACATTTCCAATGCCCTTGACAGCCTCGATATGTACAGATATGCATCCCATTTTACACTGTCTTTATACCGGTATTCATCTTATCTACCTCTACTCTTGTTCCGCCTTCATAGTCGGAGTCAGGAAGGTAAGCCGTAGTCTCCAGCCAGATTTCCCCCGATCCGATAATCTTAGTGTCAACATAGCAGCTGTAGCTGTTCTCATTAATGCGGATCATCTCAGACTTCTTTATTATCTGTGACGCATTCGAACAGTAATAGACAAAGAAGCGGCATGAGAAGTCTATATCGTCCATCGTCAATCCAGAAGGAAGGTCGATGGAGATGACTGCTTTGATTATCGTTCCTTTTACTCGCATTTTGACAGAGCATTGACAACAGACAATCGATCAATAGCCCGAACAAAAAGCTCTGCATATTTCTTTAAAGATTCCGCTTGTTCTGGAGTTAAATCGACCACGCCATTAAGATAGATTTTTCTTGCTATTTCTAACTCACCAATATCACCTGTCTTTTGAAATATTGCATTGCCAAAAACTTTGCTGTAATCGACGGTACTCTTATTCCCTTCGATATCCTCTACTTCGATTGTTCTAAAGTCTATTTTCATAAGCTTTTATATTTATTTTCTATTTCTACCTATTACTGCTACCTCGAATGCACTGTTAATCCATCCTTGATCTTTATGGAATGTCTTAACGGTAAAAGTATTGGCCTGTTTGTCTGATATTATACAAAGAGTCCAATTTTCGTTTACGCCTGTAGCTATTACAAAATAATTAGTGTGACCTAATTCATGCCAAAAAACATAGTTACCCGTATCAGTTCTGTCAACACTAGAAACATAGCATCCATCTCCCCATCTATCAGATATACCACCTCCTGATGAAATACGTCCAGCCCATAATACGCCGGGAGCATCCCACTTTTCGTATTGACGTTGACCGAATAAATGCGATCCGTAACTTTCTATAGCTCCACCACCGGAAGTGTTAGCAATAATTCTTAACGCAACTCCTCCTTTACCATACGTGCTTAGGTTAATGCAGTCCTGATTATCATTACGTATAGACAAAAAAGGATATGCCCCTTGAGAAGAAACTCCTCCATACTCATTAATACGCAAAAAACGAGTACCGCTAACCTCTAAAAGAATCTTTGCATCAGCTATATCTCTAGACACTATATTATTATCCTTTATCTCCCATCCTCCTAGAATAGCTCCAGATGTTACCACTAAGTTTTCAGTATTGATATTTTTTGCATCAATCATAGGTACACCGTCCACTTCTTTAAATAAAGCGATATCTTTACCGGTATTAGTACGGATTACGGTACTATTCGAAGTCAACACCAGCTTTCCGTTAGCTGTGTTTATTCCACCCTCAGCAGTTAATTCAAAACCTGTCTGATTGTGCTTTATAGCACCTTCAGTTATCATCCATCCCTGCGTCTTTTCAAGGTTGCCAACAAATATTCCGGAAGTGCCAAGCACATCTATAGTCGCATTCTGGGCTAGCAATACGTTTGTCGCAACATTAATAAATTCATTGAATTCATCCCATTTAGTAGAATCAAATGTAGAAGTAGATGTATGAGTTACCTTACAGAGTTTGTTATTACCATTATAGATAACAGTATCGATAAACGCATCGTTATGGTAATATTCAGTATTTGGCTTCCATTCGCCACGAGGACGAAGCATAGCTCCCGGAAGGCCGGTCTTTCCTTGTCCGCCTGTCAAGCAAGCCGGACTGCTTTCATATGTCGTATTATCAGTATAAGTAACCTTAGTTTTAGTCCATATGTATTTACCGTCCTCCCACTTAGGAGCGGTCGTAGACCATGAACCGCCGACAAGAGAGCTGGAAGAAGTTGAGAGATAATACAGAACCTCAAAGGATTTTACCCCCTTACCGGAAGGTCCGGCACTCCCTGTTACACAGACCGGATCACTCGTCCAAGTTGTATTATCGGTATAAGTGACAACAGTTCGCGTCCACATGAATTTACCATCTGTCCAGCTTGGTACATTATACGACCATGATCCGCCTGCCGGCGTACTATAGGACGTAGACAGGTAATATTGTTCTCTGTAACTCTTTACTCCTATACCCGTTTCTCCCTTCGCTCCTGTGACGCAAATAGCATCCGTAGTAGTCGATGAACCATCTGTATAGGTGATTACTGATCTGGTCCATATATACTTTCCGTTTACCCATGCCGGAGCAGTGGTCGACCACGATCCGCCAACCAAAGAACTAGAGGAAGTCGAGAGATAGTATTGTTCAACGATACTAGTTACCCCCCTTCCATCTTCTCCGTTGGTTCCATTAGCCCCCTTTGAACCGGTAATACAAGCAGGGTCTGTTTCCGTTGTCGAACCATCAGTATAAATCACTCTCGTTTTACTCCACATGTATTTCCCATTTACCCATGCCGGAGCGGTAGTTGACCATGAACCACCTGTTAAAGTGCTAGAGGAAGTCGAAAGATAGTAAAGCACATCCACATCTTGTACCCCTACACCATCTTTACCATCTGCTCCATCTTCGCCTTTAATCTTTTGCCATTTATAGTCAGAAAAAACACTACTATCCGACTGAACAAAGTCAACATATTGACCTATCCATGCACCAGGAGTCTCACCATTATTTGCAGTAAATGTTTTTCCATCATTAGAGTATTTTATATGCAAATAGCTGGTACGACCATCTTCGCCATTTACTCCAGGAATACCCTGAGTTCCATTTTCTCCCTGAATTCCCTGAAATCTAGCCCACGTATATTTGGATGGATCAGTACTATTTGCTTGTACAAAATCTACATACGTTCCAATATATACATCAGGAGTATCCTTCATTTGAGATGAAGTAGGATTTTGTACAGGAGAATACTTAACGTGAAAATATGAAGTGCGACCGTCCGCACCATCCTTTCCCGGAATTCCATCTTTTCCCGGAGTACCCGGGTCTCCCTTAGATACTTCTTTCAACCAATCCGTAGAAGAGTCAGACGGTTCCTGCGTAGTACTAGGTTCAATACATATCCATGTGCTGCCGTTATGGGTAACTTCATCGTAATACCAATACTTTCCCGCTTTCCATTCCCCCTTAAATGCGGGGACAAGGACTTCTGTAGTACCATCCTGCGAAAGCTGTTTAATTGTACCGGTCATATATACATTGCGAAGGTATGCGCTATATCCGGACAAATCCAGTCCTGAAATGACCAGATTAGACAAGTCCCCCAGTTGCATCATGACCATAGAAGAGGTAATCTCCCAGTTATTTACTCCTGCGAGATAGCGTTTATAGTCCTTTGTAGAATAAGCAGATTTCTGGCGTTCCGCATTTGTGAAATTGCCATATGCCACAAAATGCATAGCCTTCTGAGGATGATATGAATAGCCGCTTCTAAGAGTATATTTAAACTCCGAATTGCTTATCTTTTGAGTTATGCGGAAATAAGAAGTCTGGAACCCTGTGCTGTTGTTGAATATACCCTTGCAAATGTCATCTACCGCAAGGCTTGCAACTTCTCCCGGTTCCAGCTTCAAAGTCAGAGTCTGAGAAGATTCATTTACGGATTCAATAATGCCACCACCGGGAGCAAGCCAATCTTCTCCCGAAGTTATTGATACGCGGTTATAGCGAAGCTCCGGAACCTCAAGAAAGTCTCGGAGATGGAGCGATTTCGCATCAATATGACCATCGGGAGAAATCATCCAGCCGATGAGATTCTGTACATAGTCTTTTGATGATATTTCCTTTGAGAAAGTTGCGTCTTCCGCGATTAGTTTCTGGATAACGGCTTTGATTTTTACGTCAATGCCAGCCAAGAAGGTAATTAATCCTTTAGCAGAATCTGGATCGACTTTACTTAAATACTTATCATCAGCTCCTTCCTCTGTAGATATTTTATGAAGCTTAAAATGCTTTCTACCATCTTCTGTAGATATTGTATCATCTTTAACTAATATATAAATATCCTCTTCTCCTTCAATTGATATAACCTGACCATCATATGGAACATAAGGCTCTGCATCTGTATTACGGGCATAGCTTTCCGCATCCTCTTTGGATTTCCATGTATCCGTACTATCAATAGGTCTTGAAGTGGTACGTCTATATTGTTTTTCAAATGATACTCCATTGATCTTAACCATAAATTACACTGTTTTAAAGGTAAACGTGTTACTATCATTCATTGTCTCTGTCTGAATAATCCACATTTTATAATTGGCTGCAGTACTTCCATTAGCTCCTTCTACTGATATGGTAGTAGGGCCACTAACAATACCTGTATCTTCCATGATATTTCCGGGAGATGTAGGGACAGATAACTCACTTAACGTCCCTTCCGGCAGACAAATTGCGATCATTTTCCATGCGTTTACATCAAACTTATATGTTCCCGCCCCCTTATATAGTCCACTTGATCCTAATGCACGTACTTCAGCAGAAGTCTTAGGGACAGAAGAACATATGCCGGCAAACCATTTACGTCTTACATTTACACTGATTGTATCTTTAAGCTCTTGCCTTGGCAATGTGCCGTCTTCACTGGCTGCATAGATGACTGTAGCTTTATATGTCTCATTCTGAGCATAAATACCCTCCAGCTGTCTGACTGCAGTTTGAATTCCGCCAACTTCTTCAGAGAAATTTAACTTGTTATTCGGATTTTCGTCATAATATGCGGATTCCATTGGCCCCTGTCCATTTCTAGAGGCAGTATATGTGATATATCCTTTGCTTGTACCGAATTCAACATCATTTGCTGTTGAGATCTTGCTTCTCAATTCTCCCACTGATTTCTGAGAAAGCATTCTAATAAATGCATCCACCACTGTAGTACCTTCCAGAATAACATCACCAGCCTTGAAATATCCGGCCTTATCCACAGTCACTTCTACGTTTTTTGTAAACTTAGCAGTTCCTTCGCCTGTACCAGCAGACGATCCACCGCTACTGATTATTTGTTGCTTAATCCTTTCCTTACGGTAAGTAAGAGAATCAATCTTACTTTCCAGTTCTCCCAACTTGGAATAAGGAGCTGTCTCCCCAACAGTATACACCAAAGAATCATACGGCACATCCAAAGGATATTCATAGCCAATTATTCGCGATATCCTTCCTTCCTCAAAATAGGCTTTATTGATCAGGTTTACTTTTTGACCAATAGAGAACTTCTTCGCGAATGCAGGATCATACATGCCGGTGTCCGGGTCAACACCATAGATGTAATCCGGCATCATCGTACTGTCATAAGTAGATGGGTCCTGCTTTAATTCGTTGATATATTCCTTTGCCCTTTCTTCAACTTCTTTCTCCGCGTCAGGAATAAGTTTATCGGATACGAATTGAGGATCGTACCCATATAGAATATATGTATCACCGCTAGTGGGATGCAAAATATCATCCGGGAGCATACGCCCATAATCATCATTGCGCTTTACTTCATATACTTGTGCCCTTGGATTCCATGTACCATCTTCAAGGCGTTCTGGCTGATATGTGTCAGAGGATGAGTCGTAGGGATTAAATATTACCTCAAAGTCCATGCCAGCCAAAGGACCGGATTGAAACACTATGCGTAATTCCTCCCCTGATAATCGATAACTTTCAGAAAAATGAAAGCCCAAATCCGCATCCTTAAATCGCCACGCAGTCCATTTCTCCTCTGTCTTGCTACCATCCGGATTCTCTGTAATATCAGTATATGGATGCGTATATACATCTCCGATTCCCCCTATACGGCTAGGATAAATATCGTCAAAAACAATTATCTGCTCAATAGCTTCCTCCGTGTACATATTTGGATAAGCATCAATATATGGAACACTTTCCGGCATCATTAAGTGCTTCGTTACAATTCCTTCAACCGTCAATAACGCTTTATCATCCGAAAAATAGCTTATAGGGATTCGGCTTTTTATAATATTGTTGATGGTATACATATTCCCGGCGGATACACTAATTCCTTCGGGAAGACGCAAAACATTTGCTGCTTCCCCTATCAGAAAATCGGGATTATATATCGCATCAAATGTCTGACCTTCATTGGGTCCCGTAGTGAATGTCACAGAGGCATTTGCCGACTTAGCTACATTCTCAATAGTAATATCCCCAGATGAACCGGCAAGTATCATCATTAAAGAAGAAATTGAACCTGGTAGTTGGAAGACAATATATAACTTCAAATCAGTAGCCCCACGCTCAATATTTATCTCTTTATTTAGGACAACTTTATCTGTCAGTTCTTTTTCCTGATTGTCATATATAGTGCGTACGTTTCCTCCAATACCATAACTCTTCTCTACATCATTGATTTTATATCGAAGCTGCCATCTCCAGCTATATATTCCTGATGGTAAATATTCCCTCTCCACAGATGAACCGGCTGGAGGGACTATTGTTCCTATATTAAACGAAGCACCTTCACTCTTTATTGCATAAGTTCCCCCGGCTGGATTGTTTGATAAAGATTCATAATTCAGATCATTCAACCCGGCTTTGACATATCCACTTGTCCGCACAGATGCCTTAAACTTATCTCCTATCTGGTCATCGGTAGGAAAATAGTCTATATTAAGCACTCGTGATGTATCAGAAATATCACGCCCATTTACCTTCTTAACATCGAATACCAGTTTTTTACGATACGTCTGTGGAATATTTCGCGTAGAACCGAAAGCATATATTCTAGTTGCATAAGAAGTCTGACTGTCACTCCGATTCATTGCACTAACATTAACACCAATCTCAAAATCGACCGGATCACCATGTTCGCAACGACCAAAACGGATTACATCTTTCTCTATCCACCATTCGCATTCAAATGTTTGAGACATTTGAGAAAGAGCGTCTAGCATGTTCATGTTATCATATGAAATCAGCTTGGATGAATCATCCACAGAATCGTCAATTTTGCATGTAAATACTTTCCCTTTATACTGATAGCCTAACACTTCTAGATTTTTCAAGAACACATCCATGTGAACCTTTAGTGTATCGGTCAAATTCCAGCTAGCTTCTCTTCCACTACTTTGAGGAGTATAGAAGAACTTCTTATTTTTCCACTTCCAATAGTAAGCATCAAGCTTTAATTCGTAGTCATATCCCCCGGTAGTAGTATTGTAAGTAGGCTTATACAAGTCTACAAGCTCAAACAGGCCAATATTCTCGTCATCAATGTAATCCCCAAGCTGAAAGTAGACAGGTTCAGCTAATGAGAACTTGAGAGTAATGTAATCAGAACTCATTAGCTGGAACTTTCTTTTACTACCTTCGTTGATAGGAGTAGAAAGACGGATGTTGCCGGATATGTCTTTGATGTCTATCATAAGTTTCGTATACCTTCATACGATGTTTGATACAAAAATACAAAAAATGACATTAAAAGTGTCATTCTAATCGTTAATATTTCTATCCATAGGATTAGGTTCTACTATCTTTAATGAAAAATGTGCAATTCCCCTCATAAACTGAGTAAATTGATTGCATGAAAGATATATTGTACGATATACTATATCAGGCTGATATTTAGATCTAATATTTAATACTCCAGTTGCCAATTCCTGACAAAAACTATCATATTTTTCAAAGAACTCATTTTCATCTTTAGCAGTAAGATTGATAGTCAACGTAAGATTACGCTCATCTACTTTGGGGCTGGCAGCTATTACGCGCTTGCCATGTTCTAATCTTGATTTATTCTCTATAAACTCTTTATTAGGAGCAGGAGTCATCAGTGCTGATAGAGAAGATGTATCCATACTAATTCCCCAATTGTCGTAGGAATCTTTATTGTTTATAAAAAGTTCACCTTTTGGCATATTGTATATATTTTATGGTTTATAATTAGCGAGTAGAGAGTCCCTTAGTATTAACTCTTACTTCGGATATATCAGCCTTTATGTCATTTAGCAATTTCGTATATTTGGTAATATCATCTAAATAACTATTGGTTATAACATGCTGTGTTAAAATGTTGTTAAGCACTTCATTCCCAATAGACGATATGCTTGTGAGAGAATTTATTCCCATAACAACAGCCATCATTTGATTCTTGATTTCTTCTCCGGCGATCTGAAGAGCAGTGAAGCGTCCGTTCAACTCGTCAGCAGAATCCTGAGACATTGTGGCAAATCCTTTCTTGGAAGACCCCTGGGAAGTAAATGTGCCACCACCGCCTACGATCTGCTCCCATGCCTTTCTGTCTTCAAGAGCACCATTTACGATAATATCCCATCCTTCTCTTAAGTCCTTAATATCAGAAGAGGTGATGCCTCCCTCTTTACCCATAGCTGCAGAAAAGGAGTCATACCATTTTCTTAATTCATCTTCATATCCCTTTGAGAACATTTGAGTGAATATAGCCTTTCGCATGTACTCTCCAAAATTATCTGCAAAGTCTTTTGACGAAGCATCCATATCCATAAGAGTATCTATGAAGCTGTCAAACAGGCTATCGAATGATGTTTGAGTCAATTGCTCTTGAACGGCCTTTTGAATGTCTTCTATTCTCTCTTCACCTTCAATAATCTTATTGAGGTAGTTTTGAACATCTCCATCCAACTTAGACCAAAAGCCGGGAGCTTCCTCTTTTAATTTTTCAAGCTGCTCAGCCGTCAGATCAAAGAGACCAGTAAGCCGGCCACCAATTGCGTCTGGATTCTGACCTATTGACTTGGCAAACTCATCCCACTGATCCCATAATTCCTGACTCATGCTATTTCTAATACGAACACCAATAGAGTGAGAACCAGTAGATGCACCAGAATTAAGCCTTTCTTTCCCTAATAGCTTATAAGACTCAATGCTCTTTTTTGCTATTTCAATAGCTTCCTCTCCGGCTTTAGCGGCTTCGGGACCATAGGACATATCTATGTATTCTTTCTTTTTATCTATCAACTCATCCCATATGTCATTTAACTTATTATATTCTTCCACCATCTCATTATAGTCGGAATAATCGGCCCCACCGATATTAAATTTACCCAGAGTCAATACATTTGCAAAACCGCCCCAAGCTTTCTCTGCTACATGACCTAATGATTTTACAATACCTCCAGCAAACCCTACAACTCCTTTTTCTCCAATTTGATCTATAATACTTAATATAGCCCCAATAATTCCCCCAATTTTACTTCCTGATTCTGCAAAAGCATCAACTAAATTACCAACAATATTCCCTACTTCTGATAAGCTTGCTGATCCATCACTTAATCTAGTCATTGCATCAGCAACTGCATTTATATTAGATATAGCCTTATCCCTAGACTTTTCTGCATTGACCTGAGCATTTAATTGATTCAATTCCGCTGCATTCTTCTTTTCTCTCGCTTTTTCAATTGCTACTTCATCGCCAGATTCCAAGGCTTTATTTAGTTCTGTTTGAGCCTCTGTTACTTTTACAACAGCTTGTTCATATTCTGTAAGAGAATCGCCTAGTCCGCCAAAGAAACCGCTTTTATCTATTAAAGCATTATTTATGTTATCTACCGCTTCTTCAATAACCTTAATTTGATCAGGAGTTGCATTTTTAAATTCAGAAGATTTTTTAAACTCATTCAGTTGTGCTTTCACTTTTGTCAACTGATCTTTAGTTATCTTACTCAGATCTCCAAAAATCACCTGCCAATTTATTGTATTTTTCAGTTTATCAAGATTTAGATTAGATAATGCTTCTTCAAATTCTTTTTGAAGAGAAGCAGCTTCTCCAGCTGTTGCTGATTCTTCTATGGCTTTGTTATATTTACGTGCAATAGCCTCTTTTTTCTGCTGAAATGTACCATATTTTATTATATACTCATTCCAATCCTGTTCTTGCTCACTTATTTGGTCTCTGAATTGACGTTTCTTTATATTTCCTATTATGGAATCAAAAGCAGATGTATCAACTTTCACAGAAGATGCATCAAACGTTTTCTTTTTATAGTTATTAGTCTGCTTTTCCCGCAAACTCTCCTGTTCATCAAAGGCCTTTCGCTGAAGCTCGATCTCTGTTCGGATATAATCTTCCCGCTGACGTTCTAAATCCTGTATTTTCTTCTTGTTGTCCAATTCACGTTGTGCACGAATCTTGGCTTCTCCCTCTGCCATAGCGTCAATACGAGACTGGGTAAGTTGATTCTCCAGATCTTGTTCCTTGCGCTTCCTTTCGGTTGCTTGCTTGTCTAATAGTTCGGAGATTTTCTTTTGTTGGTTTACGATGGAGTTATACTCTTTGGCTGTTTTAGAATCCGAATACTTATCTATTTGTTTTTGCGCTTCCTGTATTTGTTTTGTATATTTATTCCATTCCTTTGAATTTTCTTTAGAAGAGTCTAAAGCAGCGCGGGCATCTTCGGCTTCTTTCTTCTTCCCTTCCCAATATTTTTTATTGTAGACAGTAGGCTTATCAGCATCCTTTTTAGCTTGTTCGTCTGCTTTCTCAAAATCATCTAAAGCTTTAGTATAAATTTCAAGTTCTTTTCTTGCAGCAGATAAATCTTCTTTCAATGCTCCCGTATACCCCCCTCTATTATCAGTTTTAATTATACTGTTTTCCAGACCTTGTATTTTTTGTTGAGACATTACAACCTTAGTCTTTAAACCAATACGTTGCCGCCTTAAAAGTTCATCGGTCTCAAGTTTTATAAGCTCCGCATTTGTTTTTCGTTTTGCAGTTTCCCAATCCATATTTTGGAACACTTCAGGCATTAAACGCTGCAATTGGCGATATGCAATAAAACGTTCTTCTATAGATTTGGATTCATTACTTAAAATATTTGACAGTTCACTCGCTTTATTTTTTAACCCTTCATAATAACCTTCTTGCGCTTCAAGTGCTTCGTTTGTTTTGCGAACAGCTCTTTCTGTTTCAGTCTCTGCTGTGGCAAGTTTATAAATGCCATAAGCCAATCCAGCAATAGCAGCTGCAGCCAATACATACGGATTCTTTAGCATTGATAAATTCAAAGCGTCTTGAGCTTTTTTAGTTAAGACTAACCATCCATAGTGAACAGCTTCTTTGGTTGTCAAAGCTGTAATCCCTGATGCTTGTAAAGCTTGCAAAGAACTAGTAACCATTAGGGCGGTGCGATATGCTCCATAGGTTCCTACGATTTCTAACAGTACTCGTCCCACTTTCTCATAGTTTTCAACTAGATAGGAAACTCCAGATAAAGCATCGTTAATGATACCTTCATTGGCTTTTCCTATTTCATTAAACATGGTAGCAATAGCATCCTCAATATTAGAGATTTGCCCAGTAATTGTCTTTGACTGTTCTTGCATAAGATTGTAGAACATTCCGCCTTCATTAGTAAGTGACATGATAACCTTTTGAACTTCCGGGAAACCAACCTTTCCGGCTTCAACAAGTCCCTTAACTTCATTTTCCGCAACATTAAATTGCTTTGCTAGTTCGCGAATCATAGGTATACCACGGCCAGTGAACTGATTGAGGTCTTGGGTATATAAACGACCTTGGGTCATTGTAGTACCATAAAGATAAACGATATCTCCAAGAGGTTGGGATAAACCGGCAGCAATATTACCCAAACGTATCAAATCGTCATTAACATTTTCTACATTTTCCCCATAAGCAAGGAGTTGTTTAGCTCCATTAGCAACTCCCTGTAAATCAAATGGTGTAGTAGCCGCAGTCTTTACCAGTTGTTGCATAAGAGCATTTGCTTTTTCTTCACTGCCTAACATCGTCTTAAATGCGACTTCCAACTGTTGAAACTCACCGCGAACTTGAGCAATATTTGAAATCAACTCTTTCGCTGTAAATCCTGCTCCAAAAGCAGCAGCAGCTTTAGTCATACGGTTAAATAGATCTTCAATACTTAACCCACTTTGTTCTATTTGTTTAGAAGTGTTTCTTACTCCATTCTCACATTCATGTAATTTGCGTATGAAGTTGGAGTTATCGCCAGTGATATCAAAGTGTAATCCAGCCATAAGTCTTTTCGATAGAAATAGTTCCGTGCAACATTACACGGCAATACAAAGATAACAAAAATGGCGCAGTTAGTGCCACTATTATAAGAAAAACATATTTAATACATTATTTTTTTATCTTTAATTTTGTTTGTATTGTTATATAAAATATATTTGTACAAACGTTATTGTAAAACTGTAAAAATATGGATTTCAAGGATCAAATTTTACAACTGTCAGACCGCATAAAAAAACAAAAAGATAGCATATCTACAGAAGAAGCCACAAAAAATGCTTTCATAATGCCATTGATAGCTTCTTTAGGTTATGACGTCTTTAATCCTTTCGAAGTTGTTCCGGAAATGGACTGTGACTTAATCAAAAAGAAGGGAGAAAAGATTGACTATGCTATAATGAAGGACGAAAACCCGATACTTCTTATAGAGTGTAAGCATTGCAAACAAGACTTGAATCTGCATGACACCCAACTACAAAAATATTTCGTAGCCTCTAAGTCTCGCTTTGGAGTCCTCACCAATGGCATAGAATACCGTTTCTATACCGATTTGGAGAAGGTTAACATTATGGATGAAAGGCCATTCTTAGTTGTAAATATGCTAGATCTGTCTGATGCAGACATAGAACAGCTGAAAAAATTCCACAAATCTTATTACAATGAAAACAATGTACTTAGCACAGCAAATGAATTAAAATACACAACGGAGATAAAGGAAATTTTCAACAAAGAAATACAATCTCCTACATCTGATTTTGTTAGATTCTTTGCAAAACAAATATACACAACCGGGCAAATCACACAAAATGTAGTTGAAATGTTCACCCCGCTTGTAAAAAAGTCAATGTCTATGGTAATAAATGATATCATAGCTGAAAGGCTTAATACAGCAATGAAAAATGACGAACAGGTTGAAGACACAACTAATATTTCTAGTAATTTACCTAATTCTCCCAAAGAAAATACAGAAAACAAACTACCTGAAGGGATAGTTTATATGGATAAAGAAGCAGGGATTATCACCACACAAGAGGAAATGGATGCTTATAATATCGTGAGAAGCATACTTAGGCGTAGTGTAGACGCTTCACGGATTACATATAAAGACTATAAGACTTATTTCGTTATAAGTTTAGACAACAGTCAATGGTATTGGATATGTCGTATTTCTATTGGAGCAAGAAAGAAGCAAATAGGAATACCAGTAAACAAATACAAAAGCTGCGACTGGATTCAGATTGATAGCATAGATGATATATTCAAATATGCGGATAGACTTGAAGAATCAATTAAAATGGCAATAGAAAAGTTGTAAAAATAAAAACTCAATAATTATGAAGAAGAATATTTTATTATTACTGGCGGTGTTTATTTATTCAATAATGGGATTTGCTCAAGAAAAGAAAGAAGTTATCATTAAAGCTGGTACTGTTGTTCCTTTGGAAGCCATAAGTAATGTTAGAGCCTCTCAAGTACATGAAGGGCAGAATATCGATTTTAAAGTTTCTAGGGATGTTATTGTAGATAAAATAGTAGCTATTCCTGCTGGAACTATAGCTAAGGGAATAGTATATGAAGCAAAAAGATCGTCATGGTTTGGAACTAAAGGAAGATTAGGTATTAAACTACGTTATTTAACTCTTTCATCCGGAGATAATGTAAACTTCTCATCTTCTGAAGTTTATATTACTGGGAAAAATCGTACTCCTCTATCAGTAGTAATCTTTTGTTTCACATGTCTTCCTCTTCCTTGTGGATCTAAAGCTGAAATGAAAATTGGTTATGAGTTTGATGCATCAGTAGCTAACAATACTACAATAACTTTAGAGTAATTATTAAAAAATTGTTCAGTTTTACCTATAAATCACGAGGATTTTTGTATAACCCCCGTGATTTTTTTATCCCTAATTTTTAAAATTGTTCTATTCTTCGTATTTAATCCCATTTCATAGCTTTTATCTTTGCCATGTTTTTCGGATCGTCCGCATTTACAAATGTCCTGTCATTGGAAATACGGGCTTCTTTCTTTTCTTCATCGGTAAGATATACTGAAGTAATAGTATCTGCCATCAACATTTGAAGAAATGAAAAACTAATTTCCCACACAATCTGCTGTGGAGTCATGTTGAGCTTTTCACATGCTGGTAATATCAAAGAACCAAATACGCTTTTACCGCCAAAAGTGATAGAATTACCTTTTTTGTTTTTTATCATTGAGACTTTAGCTAGTTCTTTGCGTTCCCGGTCAATCCCAAAATATTTGATAAACTCATCGGTATTATCTTTAGTAAGCACTATAACAAGAAGCTGAGACATTTCTTCATTTGAAAGATTGTTTCTCAAAAACTGGCATCTACTATTTACAATTCTGCTATTAAATAGTTCTTCTTTCTTGTTGAGCGTATGATATGATAGTAGCTGGCAAACAATATCTTTTTTTTCTTGGCATAATCTTAAAGCCTCCATGTATGGGTTTGATTTTATAATATCAGCATTCATATCAAGGCTTTCAATAAGTCTTGAGAGTAGATACGTTTTGCCTAACGTTATTGGATATAGATAAAAATGTCGCTTATTAACCTGAAAGCCGTATGGCCTTTCCATTATGGTATCAGCAATATTCATTTCTATTATTTTTCGATCTTCAATCATATACTATTACCTTTTAGAAAACAAATTGGCTATCTTCACAGACCACCAATTTCAGATTTGAACAAAAAGACCTAGAGCGGACTGATGGACCTGCACCATCCCCTTCACTCTGGTAGAGCGACGCACGCCTGTGTGTGCTTAATCCGCAAGTGTGCATCTATAAAGCAGATGCACAAAGGTTTAAACTATATCTATTGTAAATTATCCGCCTATGCCGGAATTGGGGGCGACTTCAAACTTGTCTCCATCACCGTCTTCGTCGTCCGGGTCACACTCTATTTTTGTAATAGATGATCCTGTTGTAGGAGTAACAATAATTTTACCCCATTGAACTTGTTTCTTTTCAGCGGCATATTTTAAAGCGTCAAATGTATATGCCCACACACCACCATCTGCACTAGTAAACGTATCTTCAACTGACACTGTTGTCTTTTCCATACAAAATCCAGGAACTTCGGGATCTTCCGGTTGTAGTGCAACAGCATAATTGTGAGCAACTACGCCATCACTGTCGTTGATAGGTCTTTTGCGGCCTTTTGCTGCACGTATGTTGAGTACAAGGGCATAGGTGTTTTTACCATACTTGACATCTTCATTTTCTCCACCTTCAATTTTGGCTTCTTGTTTGTCGCCTTTTGTTGTTGTCAACTGTGTGGAATCTTCCACGGGTGTAGGAAGCTCTTCCCATTTGGGCGAAGAAGCATCCAAGTCTTTTACGAAAATTCGGGGTTTACCCCATCCGATTACTGCCATAGTTCTATATCACTTAATATAGTTAATACTTATTCGTTATTTATCTCAATGTACAATTTGTTATTAATGAAATGTTCTGTATGTCCGTCCTCAAAAGGTGTATTTGTAGGACTGGTTTTTTGGCTACATTTTGATGGGGTTGTGTGGTATTCATCTTTTCGTATGGAGATAAGGAATTTGCATAATTCACACAGCTTACCTACGCGTAGAGTATCTTTTTCCCACGCCTTTGTTTCCGAATTCCATAAATCACGGACATACACATTGACATTAACATAAGCTCTTTGGATTTGGCCACATCCTTCATTGGCAAGTACAGATATAACAATATCCTCTTTGTCTGACTTGTTTGGTCTTCCTCTATCACTTAATTTGCCGGTAACATTCCTTTCAAGGTCTGTGCCCTTAATTTTGTGATAGACAAACTTAGCTATTTCAATGTCTGATTTCATTATTTAGCAATCTGTCTTTTTAGTTTCTCAAGCATCTTGGGAACTTGGTCCATCGCCCACAATTCCGTTGATGCAAGTACGTCCTTATTATCCTTCCTTTCCACATATTCAGCATAGTTCATTCCTGCGACTATAACAAGCACATAGTCATTAGGATACCTCTTTACAAGTTCCTTGGCCAAGTTTTTACCTACACTTACGCCTTCCGAGCCTTGCTTTATCTGATTGAAGTCTGAGTATTGGATAATATTACCGTTATAAGCTATTACATAGCCAACTGAACTTCGCAGGTTACCGGACTGATCATACCAACTTTTATTACCTTCTCTGTCACGTACTCGTGAAACACATTGTTCCCCAAGGTAAGACAAAGCGCGTATTGTTAGCCTTTCAACCCGATTTGCTTCTTTCATAAGAACCTTATGAATTTCATCCAGCTTGGTAGTCATTCTTATGCCCATAATACTAAACCCAAATTTTGCACTGAAGTTGGTAACGATGGAAACCTTTTACTTCAAATTCCCTTTCAATTCCTCCGAGAAGACTTATCTTAACCCTGTCACCAATAGTAAAGGTTTGACAATTGCTTGGAAGACATACCGTATATGAATAGCTTCTTACAACACCATCCTCAAACTCTCTTTCTTCCGCCTTCCCAGAAGGCACGGCATCACAAGGAATTGAGCCTTTCCATTCAGATGAACCTAGATGATAATCACCATTTTCATCTTCATATCCAGAACTAGATACAAGGTACTGCAAACGGTGAGGTTTTCTATTCAATACAGCCATTTCTACGACAAGCAATCACCTACATATACCTTTGGCTTTGGTTCCAATTCTACCGAAGGTTCACCAATGGTATCGTAGATGGAGTTAACATGCAACAGTATTAGTTTCTTATCTTTATCAGACAAAGCCCCGAAGGACTTGTCTGCTTCAGAGAAATTGATAGCCTGAACCAAAGACCAAAGACAATCAGCTAGAGCTCCCTGATATTCGTTGGAATGAGATATGTCATAATTAAACTCATCATCGCCATTGAGATTACGTTTAATCATCACATTCTCTACAAAACCGATAGGGATCGGATAATGTATTTCGTCTATGAGGGCTTGCTGAATTGTCTTCATGACTTACGATGCTTTATGAGATTCAACCGCCTTTTTCAATGCTTCTTCGTCTGCGTCACTCAATCTGTTGACTGCTGCGATTAGCTTATCATCGGAAACGGTGGAAGTCAGGTTCTTGCCTGCAATCTTGTTATATTCCGTCACAAACTCCGGCTTTTTGTAAGTTGCTCCCCAAATTGTAATTTTGACATCAGTGGCATCCTTCTCTTCTTCTGTAGTGTTTACAGTTTGGGCTTCCAGTATATCCAAAGAATAGATTTGGTCTACGTTTTCGATAACCGGCAAACAAATAGCCTGTCCGTTTGTAAATTCCTGTAACGGATCTGTCTTAGAGTAACGGCTGATCAACTTGTATTCATCAACGGTAGTATATTCCACTCCATTAACAGGATTAGTCGCTTCAGCCAAAGTTCCCCATACAAAAGAGCCTACATTATCAGCATAAGGGAGAAATATCAATTTATTCGCGTTCCACGGTTTATAAGATACCCTTTTACCGTTCTTTTCATAAGTTACTGAACGGTCAATCTTCAGGAATGAGATACCGTTATATTGGTCAGAGAACGCTTCATCAAATAATGTAGAAGTAGGTACAGGCAGCTTAGTCTCATTATCAAAGGTTTGTCCTCGATAATTTGCGGCTAATTCTTTAGCCCATTGAGATTGACGCATTTTGTTATATGTAGATAAAGCCAGCATAATGACCGAAATACTGTTACCGTCATCATTAGCTTTGCTTATAACTCTCTCGATATCATCTCCTGTAACTTCCCCAGTAGTAACAACGCCAAAACTATGACTAGGTAAATAGCCGTATTTAACGCGCAAACCAAGACCGGTGTTCTTATCATCATCATCTTCAACAACAATAACCCCATCAGAAAGCCCAGTAAGGAAATTAGCCTCATTTCTTTCGTCAATACCAACAGAACATGCGGTTCCGTCATCTGTTAAACGAGAGAAAATTCTATTTTTAAGAGATTTTTGCGCTTCTTCCGTAGTGGCATTAGATAAATGCGCTTTCATGATATTGATAGCGTTGATCTGAGTTTCTCTCAAAATTTTCTTAATACCAATTTTCGGCAATACTCCACTAGAACGAGCAATAGAGTCACGTTTCTTTGGAGACAAGGGAGAGTCCATAGCTACCATATCAGCAGCTACATATGTAGTGTTAGCAGATGTGCCTTCCCATTTTTGATCAGGAGAATATACCTTAGTAAGCATCGTTTTGTGAAGATAGGTCAAATTCTGGTTTGTTCCATTGATCTTTTCTTTCACATATAGACTCAATTTAGGCCATATTCTTCTTACAAATTCAATAAATAATGATTCATTCATCTTTCACCTCCTTTTAATCGTGTAAAAAAGTTAGTTGTGGCAATGCCGTTTTTAATGCAGCCTTGATGCTGTCAATAGGATAAGGACTTGCCACGTCATTCACTTCGCCAGCATACATGATACCAACGAATGGTTTGTCGGCAGGCTTGGAACAAACAACAACACCAACATATTCATGATTGCCTGGCAATGATTCGTAGGCTGTACCTGCAGAATTAACAGGCATTGGCTTATAAGTATCATTTTCTGTATCGCGGATAACGATATGTCCGGCTTTGATTACAGACTGCTTAAATCCAGTCATGTCCAACGTCCGACCATTCATAATTCCGCCCAAATAGTTACGAATAACAATCGAATCCATTCCGGTTAGGATTGTTTCTTGTTCGTTGACTAAATCAGCTTTTGCACCCATTTTTAATTTACTTTTGATTAAAGACCTTTAGCCATTGCTATGACCTCTTCATCGGTTAATACTTCATTTTCTTCTTGCTTCTTACTTCCTGCACCTGGAGGATTACCTAAACTAGAAAGCCCTGCATCGGCACGTTCTTGGTTGTAAGATTTCAAATCTTCCTCAACTTCGGAATAGAATTCTTCAAACTCTTCATCATTTTCAAACTTCATTTTATTGAAAGATTTCAATGTACGAGTACCGAATGTGCCAGCATCTTTCAATAAGGATTCAAGTTTTTCTTTACGTGTAGTGGTAACTTTTTCACCTTTCAATGCTGCGATTTCGTCATTCAGTGTTTGTACTGTCTGAACTAAACCTTTAGCCCATTCCGGAGCATCATCATTCTTTCCTCTGTTTTTGGGATTTTTGGTGTTTGAACCAGCTTGACGTCTTTGATTGTTCGAAGCTCCGTCGTCGTCATCGTCATCGTTGTCGTCGTCATCTGTTTCAGGGTGATTTTTCTTCCATTCATCAAGCAAGCGATTGGCTTGTGACTGGCCGAAAGGTAAGTAACGTAGTGCGGAGTCAATCTCTTTGTCAATTTCTGCATTTACGTCTTCATCTGAGGCATCATCTGCGGAAGTAAGGTTATCGGCAATCTTGGCAGCAATACCCTTTAATTCCCTTGAATTGAACCCTAACGCCTTCGCTTTAAGTTTCAATTTTACAAACACTTGTTGTTTTCTGTCCATTGTACAATGTTTTAGTTACTAAAAATAGCCTGCATAGCACGTATGCCAGCAGACTATTCGCTAGAACTTTACTAAACATTAGAGCAATGAGTCTTTACGACAAGTTCTGTGGCGTACGTCTTCATACGCATCTGCTACAAAGGTAGTAAAAGTGACATTTAAAGAGCCATATTCAACGTTAAACTTTCATAATAAACGCACGGCACGAAAGTAGTCTTGTACTCCGTGCCGTGAAACTGAATGTAGTTGTACATCAGCGGTTATTCTTTAGGATATCTATATGCTTTTAGGTATTTGTTTATTCCATTTTCTTTTTCTATCTTTGCCTCATCATCATGGAATTGGGTGGTTGTGGAGACTGCCCTTTTTCTTTTTTCCATAGCCTACCTCCTTACTTCCTTGAAGCCTTTGCTAAATACACAGCTGCCATCTGTTCACTTTCATCAATGGTATTCACTTTCCCCTGCTTCATCCATGCTTCTATTTCAGCACGATCAAAGTACAACTGTTTTCCATTAGGTTTATAGTGCGGTATTTGATGATTACAAGTGAGTTTATACAAGTGACTTTTACTAAGCCCAGTCAATAGCGATGTATCTTCTAATGTCAACACGTTCTTGGCTGCCAATAGGGTATAAACTAAAATCTGATTAATTTTATCTTCCATATCTTCCATTTTTGTGACTTTGGAGCTATGTACACTTGCACTTCTGTCTGTTTAACATGGTGCAAAAATCGGAAAGGAAAGAAAGAAAAAACATTTGCTTTTATTGGGATATACATTGGGAAATATATTAGGCAATACATCAAAAAAGGCAGCCTAATCGGTTGCCTCATTAAATATATTACCTATGTCCTTTATCCTTCAGGTGACCGTCACATTGCAAACTTATAAATTTTATAGATGAAATCAAAGGCTAATCATTATTTTTTTCTAAACGGATTGAAATCAGGGTCTTCTCCTTTTTCCGACTCGTAACCGTCTAGAATAGCATTCGTGTTGGCTTCATCCTGCCATCGTTCAAAAACCACGCGATCGGATTCATCTTGCCGTTCGCGTTCTTCGGTTGTCATGGAATCATGCTTAGTGGCGATGCGTTTATCGATTTCTGCCCATCGTTCCTTATCCTTCATAGATTCCTCATGCAGTTTAATGAAATCCTCTTCTTGCATCTCCTCAAAGTTTTCAGTTGTATTCCAGTATTCTACACCTTTGTACTGGAAATGGATAACTCTACCATTTTTACCACTACGTTCTATAACTTTTACACCTTTTATCATTGCTCTATCAATTTAATGCGAATAATGCCATCAAGTTCTCTTGGAAGCCCAGACACCAAGAACTTACTCTGTCTGTCAAACAGAATTTCATGCTGGTTTTCTAATGTAAAGATACCATTAAATTCTGATATTTTACTGATATCCCGTCCGTTTTTACTTTGAATTTCAAAGATAACACGCTTGTAACTTTTGGGCACTCCCATATGAGATATAAATTTTCGTGGAGTATCTTCATATATACTGGAAGATACAAACCCTTTATCAGAAATTACATCACCGATATGGTCTAGAAAGCGCTCTTGCAACTTCTTCATGCTCATGGTTTCACCACGGTACACTATGCCTTCATGCTTAGGTAACTTGGATAAAGCCTGACTTATCAATTTACTTGCTACGTCAACATATTCATCTTCCGTACTGTTGCGGAGTCTACGGTTTATTTCACGGCTGGTAGCACCTTTGTTTGTTTTACCCACCGCCTGCGTATAAGCATTGACAGCCGCTTGTTGCACTTCTGGAATGTGAGGATAGGTTTTATTGTAATATTCTACACGACTCATAGCAAGATTAGTCCTGTGTTTGCGTACAAAAACCTTTTCTGTCTTATTATAGACATCTACCTTAAAATCCTCACGGATATACTTCCCATTGTCGCGGATGAAATAAGGCGAACTGCCCCAGCTTTTGGCACGATGTATGTTATCGTTAATCCACAGCTTGAATTTGTCCGGTACATCCTTGACCTCATTCACGCTCTCGGTGGAAACATCGCTCCGTCCATCCCATTCCCAGAATTCTTCTTCTGTTTTGAGAATAGGAACTTTATAACAACGACAATTACTACCCCAAAAACATTTTCCATTTCTGCGTATATACATGATATGGTTACGTTCAAGTGTCAGGTCATAAACATTTCCATCATACAAAACATATTCTTTATCAAATACTGTTGATGTAGTTGAGTAACATTCACGTATAATGTAGCAGTCATAATTTGATTTTATTTCAACTCCATTTCTTTTATGAGATTTTCCAGCCTTATTTACAGAGAATGATGGTCTTTTACCTGATTTCAATATAAGTTCAGACAAATCTCCTGACATTTGTTTAGAAGTAGTGAAAAACATTCGTTCTTCTTTGTTAGAAGTGAATACATTCCCTCTATTCCCAACAAATGACTTGAATGGTCTTGTATATCCATCGCACAGAACGAAAGCATTCAAGAATATTTCAATCTGCCTTTTGGATGACGATTTTATTTCATTCGGTATATATTTTTCATTGCATACACCAAAACGTTTCAAATATTGGCAAATGTCTGCTGAATAAAAACATACACCGTCATCATATTCAGTTACTTTATACCCAAGTTTTTCTATTAGTGATATGATTTTATTTCTTGCAGGTTCTCCTTTTTTTTGAGATATAATAACTTGACTTTTACGTATTGTGCTACCATCTGATAACCAATATCCCATGAACTCGCAAAACAAATCAAAATCAATGACTGTGCTTCCGATTGTCATACAATCAATATCATCAGACTTATATTCGCAGCCACGATAAAATGCACCCTTCCCTTTTGTATATTCATTCGCTTGGCAGTTCCTAATTCTGCCATCATTCTTATTCAAATAAACCATATTGTGATCAGGCGTGACAAGGCAATCTAATGACTTATTGAAAAAGCGAATCATTTTACCGCTATGTGAATAGCATTGTCTGTCTGTAAATCCAACCCATTCAGGAACTCTTTCGTTTGGATTTAGAGATAATATCAAGTCATCGTCAAGCACATCTTTGAATAACTTCCATCCTCTACTTGTGAGCACTTCACTATCATCTGAGTAGCAATTAGGGTGCCATCCTGTCCACTCAAAATCTTTTGGGTACTTTCCTGCAAGTTGGTCGCAAATGTCATAATACCGTCCCTTAGGAACTCCCTTGCAGTTATGGTTTCCACTCAACTTTATTTCATATCCGACTACGAAATCCATTTGTTTCCATCTTTCGTTTTCGGCTGCTCTATAAGACATGTTTATTTCTGAACGGGCTAGACGTATGGAACGATATTCACAATCTTGTATATGTTCAGCACTGCCATATCTGTCTTTGTAATCTTTTTGCAGTAATGGGAAATCAAGAAGATATTTACTTATTTGCTTACTCAACGTAACAGCACTGGTTCCTTTTTGAATAGCGCATGAGATCGCAGCCTCCAGTTCTTCTTTGTAGATCATAGATTGCTGCCAGAGTTTTGCAGATATATTGAATCCTTTATCTTTTCGATTCTGGAATGCTTTCAAAGCATCTGAATTTGTTTGATATAGTATTTTATATTTTTCTTTGTCAACTTGGGCGTTATATGCTTTTAGTACTTTGTTTACTATTAAATCCTGTGCTTCATTACTGTTCTTCCATTCTTCGGTAGTACCACGATAGATAGTTGCATTTATATCCTCTACAAAGTGCTTCTGTATATCGTCAATTTGCTTTTTAGTTTGAGGGTAGTCAGACCATTTAAACGGCTTATCACTATCTGAGAAATAATTAGTTAGTGAAACGGCTTTGGCTGCTTCCAAATTCAGGGTATCATATATCTGCTCAACTAGGGCTACATATTTGTTTAATCTCCTGTTGAGTTCTTGGTATTTTTTTTTCTGATTTGGAATCTTTGGCTTTGCCATTATTTTATATACTTTTTCTTATCCTTCTTGGTAGGGTAGAGATGATGTTTTACTATAATCTTACCACAAATAGGACAATCTTGTACGATGTATTCCACTGTAACTACTCTAGTATGCTTTTTCATATTTATTCCTCCGAAATTCTATCAGGTGCTGGCATTTCCAATAATCGGATAGCTTTAATTGTTTCCTTTCCCTCCAATATCGCTTTACATAAACGATGGTAGCCATCAGCAATTTGACCTACTTCGTCAAGAATAATAGGATATTCAAGAGAGCATTGATTCACCCGTTTGCATTGAAAAATGAAACTGTGAAGCTGATTGCATTCAAATGGTTCAGCTGTAAGGTCTATATTCCATAGTGGCATATCAAGAACCGGATATTCTTTTGCCTTAGCAAAATCGTAGAGTGTTTGAGCTTTCCATATCTTGTTTCCACGATGATATTCACTTTCAGCAAAAGTTATATTATCTATTGGAACTTTCATACTATTCTTTCTTGATATATACTTTGATTTCACCAGTAACATGTAGCTCATCACCAATTTTTTCAACGGAGTATTCTATTAGTTCCCTTTGGTTGATCGAACTGATAATTGATTGGCGGACTTCATCCTTAACTTCCTTGATTAACTTTTCATCTGATTTCCGATTAGACCAGCCTTCATCAAGTTTTTTCTTTTTCCGGTAATCCTTGATTTCTTTTTTAGTCCGAACAAGGCAGATACCAAGCTTCTTTGCTTCGTAGTTATCAACTTGTTCAATACTACTTAATCTTTCTTGTGGGGTGATCTTCGCTACTAATCTAATAAGCCAGTTTGATATTTTTCTCTTCATGATTTTAAGTTTTAAGTTGGCAACGCAAACATATGCCTACGCCGCCTTTACTTTTCTACAAGTTGGCGGACAGGTTATAAATCTTCATCCTCATAAGACATTTTCGCACTCATGACACCGACTGTGCTTAGTATCTTGATAGAAAGCCCCTTTTGTACATCAAGCTCAAAAATCACATTATCATTGAATTGAGCAGAAGGGTATTGATACAACAGTGCATAATCCATACCTTCCAACTTTGCGTATAAGCTAAGCGTCCCATGTTTCTCTCTGTCTATCTGTATTACACATTTGCCAACAGAAGTAAACTCACAAGAATAACCCTGTTTTTCCTTACTAAATTCTAATACATCTATTTTTACCATAATGATTATATTTTGATTATTATTCCGATTGTTCGAAAATATTGCTTATTCTACTTTGAGAAGCTGCAGCTTCCTCTTTCTGTATCTGCAATAGGGTAGCTTCTGGATCATTAGAACCTGCCTCCCTAATAGTTTGAAGCTGACTCTTAATAGCCTTACCTCCATTTTGTTTAATAAGTCTGTCAGTAGTGGCATCCTCATCCATTTGTATGAAAGGAGTTATAATATGTTCAACTTCTACATTGTCAACTTCACTCGCCCAAGAGACATTCATCATTTTAAGAAAAGCCTTAATAACACTACATTCACGTTCAAAGGCCTCTATCCACGAACCGCTTTCATCGCCAACCTTTAGGTGGGCATCAGTAAGAAGTGTTTGTCTAGCATCAAAGCCAATATTACCAAGTGATTTCATATTATCAAATGAGATGTCCGGCATTTGGGACTGACTCCAAAAGAATTTGATAAGAGTATCAACATGATATTTTAAAGCTTCAATAGCCTGTTCCCATGAAACATATGACACATCTCCTCCATTTTCGACACGAAATACCCTACGGCTTTCTCCCTTGTCTTCTTTTCCTTGAGTTTCACCTGCTACTTTGAGAATAGGAGCACTATTATAGGCTATAACGTCACTATTGCGTGATAAAGTATATTCTATCTCATTACGCAAATACGACAATCCATCGTATATAGGAACAGGACGATAAATATAGACTCCGGGAATTTTCATAATAACAATAGGTTCTACTTTAACTTGTTTCCATCCAGTACCCTGTTGCATCCATTTATAGTGAGTAGTAGCCGTATATGTTTCAAAAAAAATAACTTCTTTATCCTTTATTTTTTTTGAATATTCAAATGACATAGCAACCATATCATCCAACTCATCGAGCAAAGGATACAGTTTAGTTCCATCCATTGGGGAGTAGGTCTTACATTTCAGTTTATATTTGCTTTTAAAGCCATATAAGGTATTCGGGTTCTCAACGGCATACCAGATGGTAAATACTTCACATGAAGCAAAATAATTATTTCCTCTCTTGATATTTTCACTGTCGACGCGAGCATACTTGTAGATATTTTCAATGGCTTTAGCGATCTGCTGTTTGATTTCATTATCCTCAATATTATGATATACTCGTCTTACAGGAATAGAAAACATAAACTCAGTTATTCGCTTAGTGAGGAGCTTCTCCAAACCGATGTATATGCGAGAAGCCTTTTCTACTGTCCCATCAGATTTTATCTTATCCTTACGGGTAACAGTATCACTAACTATCGTATGCAATTTCGGTTCGTAATCATTGATAAGTTTGCTCCATGAAGGAACTGCGACTGTTTTTTCTTTCAGATCGTTAATTACTTCATCAGCAGAGCGGGAATTGTCTAAAATAGAAGTTATTTCGTCCATAGGCTGTTCCGTACTTCTTCATACGGTGATTAGTTGAACATATATAAATACTCCCAAAGAAACCGGATAGCACAATACGCACTATCCGGAAACGTGAAGGAGCACGTTAGCATCAAATGCTACGGTGCAAATATAATAAAAGTGACTATAATAATGCCACTTTTAAGTAACTTTATTTTTATCTAATGCTTAGATACCTTTTTCACAAACTCACCACATGCTTTTAAGGCATCAGATAATTGCTTTAAATCATAATCATCTTGTATCTCAATAGTATACTTTGGAAATTTATTACGAATAAGCAATAATCTATCATTTTTATCATCTTGCCGAAACTCAAATACTGGTGTAGGCAAAGCTATCGAATACCAATGGGAAAACATATAGTCGCCCATCTCTGCCATGATGTGCGCTATTTCGTTGGCACAATTCGAGTTGTTCGCATACTTGCTATCATCAAGAATGGTAATCCTTTGAGTTTCGTTGAACTCGTGTTCTTTAAACTTACATACTATCAAGTTCTCTATATCAGTCAAGACCCACCAGTTTGGCAGGTCTTGACTATGTTCTAATTTAAATCTGTTGGTCATATTATTTATCTTCTATTGAATAATCGCCACTTGCAGCAGGCGCAAACTTATCTACGATTGTTCCAATTCTTAAAGCATCTTCATCTGAGATTTCAATTTGCATATCTTCATTACAAATCATTTCAATACTGTTACTTTCAAATATCTCAAGTAATTCACTGTTATTGCAATATAATATTTTCATATTCTTTGCCCGTCATGCCGATAGCACAGCTTATAAAATTAATTATTATTCTACTTCTTCTGCTTCAATCACATAGCTTCTTCCATCCCAATCGAAAGATCGGGTACCATCACTGAATGTAGGTGTAGCACCATCCACATACTTGCGTGAACGGATAACGGCAATACCCCAGTTGGCGGCGTATCCTACTTCTTCGTTGTCGGCATACTTTTCATTGAACATATCAAGAAGCATCTTATAAGCCTCTTTTAGAGCCAATTCTCTTTCAACGATTATTTCTGTCCTACCATTAAATTGGATGTCTCTGTTGGCAATGTAGCCATTTGTTTTTGCGATGATTCTGTAAGTTGCCATAATAAAAACAGTTTCTACGTGTGTCTCACGCCCGTGCGATGGGTATTAATTAGTTCTTTTATATATGTAAATATAGTAATATTATTTGGATTGACAAAGTATATACGATTATTTTTTTATCATTTCTTGGATAAATTCAATCTTTCTTCACTCGTATAAGCTACTGCAAGACCTGTTTTATCATACCGTATCGTGACATACCTTTTGCTTTTGTCTACGGTATAGAAATCGTACATAGTACATAACTTACCCAACACTTTGCCAGTTACTTCATCAATGGGGCTTCGGGGTTAATCATTAAAACTAAATCTGCTTTCATAATCGTGTATATTATGATATCCAGAAATCTGTTGGATTAATTACATTAAAAAACTTGAATTGAGACCAAACCTAAAAACTAAAGCGTTGTTTATCTCTCGGTCTGTAGGATTGTGATCAAACTCTTTGACGAAATCATTATATCTACCTCTTATAATATACTTATCTGTTATTATCTCTTTTCCTTGTCTGTCCACCAATGTACCAGCCGGATAAAAAGAACAACTATCAAAATAATGATCGTCTTTATTATAGTCGCCTGTTAGCTTCATATAGATGCCGTTTACTCTTTGGCAAAAAACTGCTTGTGTTTCTTTCTTGTTCATAATCTTCTATATTGCGCAGGAATTTTGCCCTGCTGGTTAAACTTATCTTTTATCTATTACCAAATAATGGTCTGCTAAACACTTTACCCACTGTATTCTGTATTTCTTTGAAGCACATCTAAATTCAATGTCTCTTATAGCAGAAAGGATGTCAGACACGTTCTCATTATAATATTTCGCAAGTATAGTTAGTACGTGATAGCTTTCTTGTGGTGTAAAGTGCAAAGAACTTCTATATCTCTTTGCTGTCTCATATACTCTCTTTGAGAATGATTCAATAGTTTCAAAATCTTCTTTTCTATAATTGAAGAGGTCTGTTGCTTTCATTACTCTTGTCTTTTAATTGTTAGTAATATTGGTTTCTTTTAGTATTGTAAAGATACTCATTATCAACGAATTAGCCAAATGTTTACGCAATTATTTTAAGCATAAAACACTCATAATCAAAGATTTAACTTTTGCTATAAACAAAAATGGCGCCGACTTTCACAAGCCAGCGCACATAAGAGCAATGAAAACACAAAAGAAGTGTTTTCGGCTACAAAGGTACTAAAAGAAACACAACTACAAAAAATCTTTGAGCAGCTCTTCATCGCTAATAAAGCTGTAATCCCTAGGATAGAATGTATTTGCTAACGCGTCCATATAGTCAGGGGAACGTTTAATGCGCTTCTTGACATCTTCTTTAGGTTCAATGATAATCTTTCCATTACTAAGAAACTTCCATTTAGTTTCAGTAGCTTCTTCCATCAACTGGTCACATGGTGGCAGAGCAGCTCCAAAACCATTCTTGGGATTAAGCCAATCACGCAAAGCCCAATATAGATATGCTCTCATATTCGCGAACTCATACTCTCCGGTTATGTCATGCAAGCCATCTGCACCTTCAGAGTATTTACATGAAAAAGCGTTTGTAAATTCTTCCTCTAATAATCGTGAATACACACCAGCGCCCTCTCCTATCGTATCAATAAAAGCTTTTGCTCCTTTCTTTTTCAAATAAGGGACTGTCATACCTACTACATGCATGTGATCCGCACGTCCAGAAGATTGATGCACTTCAAATTGAGGAACATAGTTTCCATATCTCGGACAAAGCACACTATTGTCGCGTCCCATACCGGCAACGTCAACTCCTAACTTGCAAGATTTAGCTGGAATGAAACCGTCTGCTTGTAATTCTTGCCAATTCCAGTTTGCTATTTCTATCCATTCATAAGGAATAAGAACATCTTCAGAAACCTTCGGGAACATACCAAGTACCTTGACTCGAAATAAATCGTTAGGTCGGTATAGACTTCCTTCCCAATTGAAATCGCCTTCTCCCTCATTAAAGTCTGTTTGCTGAATGGGAGAGCACCAATTTATTACCTTGTCTTTTACCCATTCATAATCTACTTGACCTGGAATTATAACTTGTTTTTTTACCACATTCTCCGCATTAAGAGAACTAAGCCTAAATTTAGCAAAACGTTCTGATTTCATGGCTCTAGCTGCATATCCAGTAGTAATATTAGGATTAAACACTATGAGCATCCGAGAATTTCCCTGTAAGTTACCTTCTATCGCATTATAAACAATTTCGGATATACCTGATGCCTCTGTGACAACAAACATGGTATTTGCTGCATGAAATCCCGACCATGATTCAGTCGCGTTGTCATCCGCTTTAAATCCTGTCAAAAACCATTCTTCATAATCCGTTCTTATGTCATCAGCAACCAATCTGCCTGGACAACAAAAAGGAAACTTTGCCCTTGCCGCACGAATCAACCTTCTGATTTCAGGAGTCATAATATTTTTCACTTGCCTCCCTGTTGGTGCTGTCATGGCCACCTTGGTATTCCCAACAAGCACACCTTTTTCATTAAATCTAGGAGTAAGATACATAAAACACAACGAAGCACAGGCCGCAACAAAATCTTTTCCACGAGCAGTTCCACTTGCAACAGCAGTCATGGGGTTATGTTGGACAGACTCAATAATAGCTTGCTGCTCACGATCTAATCTTGCGCATAATGCATCACGGACAAATTTATTCCAATCCTTCGACCAGTACGCAATAATTTCACTTATGAGTTTCTTTTTTTCATCCTTTGTCACCATTCTTATATGAACCGGTTAATGATTTTAAAGCATCTACCCAATCATCATTAGTAACATTTACATCTTGTTTATCTTTCCATTCATTTGGTCTACGATTTTTTAACCAAAATATTTGTGCTGTTGTATCTCCCGCGACATGCTTTTTCGTTTTCTTCACCACAGTCGTTTGACCAGATCCATCCTCTCCTATTTTCACCTCAGTTGTAGTTTCCTCAATATCATAGCCAATAGCTCGTTTATATAAAGCACTCTCTACCTTCATGTCGGCTTCGTCTTTACCTTCCTTCAACAAATCTATAACTTCAGGATGTTTCTTTAGTATACTTTTGAACGTAGTAAGTCCTATTCCAAGACGCACACATAAACCTTTATTGTCAGCCCCATTCCTACAGTCTGCTATAATAAGATCTTCCTTCCCTTTTATATATTTATCATAAAGAGAAATCTCCATTTTGGGCCTACCTCTCCCTGCCATATTATACCTCCTCTTCTTTCAGTTCAAGCAAAAAGGCTTTGCAAATATCAATCATACGTGCAAAAGCCACCGTATTACTTTCTATATTAAATTTTTTCTTAACCTCTGTAGCTACCTTAATAAATTCTTCATAGGAGCCGACAACTATCGAACTATTTGCAGATATTTTCTGTTTTTCTAGTTCCGCTAGAACAGCTTTGACATCATTGCTCCTACTTTCAGTAAACAAGAACTTCATTTCGGTAAGCTCTATATCCCCATCATTAATAGAGACCGTGGGAATCTTATCCGTATCAATAAATTGAATGCCGTTAAGACCAGAAAACTCTCTTGCTTCAATAGTGCGCATCTCGCTATAAATTTCCTTAAGCATCTGAGCATCATCTTTGCCTACTAAAGCATTATGACTAAGCACATAGGCAATCTGCTTGTCTTTATCAACCTCTTCAATATACAAGATTAAAATATATTCCAACTTAGCTTTAATGGCAGCTTTTAAGCGATGATTTCCCGACAAAATGAGATATTTACCGTCATTTCGTTTCATCGCAAACGGGAGCTGAGATAAAAAACCGTCTTCAGCCACATTTGCTGTTAGTCTATCTAGTGTGCTTTTTTCCATATAGTGAGCATTCTTCTCCAACGGAACACAATCGTTTATAGGGCTTACATATGCTAACTTATATGGAGCAATCAACTTGTTTACATCATCCAGTTTCCCCTGAATAAGATGAACATCTTTCACTTCTTGTATTTTTTCAACCATAATCTATATAAATCCTTTAATGAATCATCTAAAAAATTAGCAGAATACATTAGCTTGCCTTCATCTCGGCGTTCTAAATCAAATACTCCTCTATATTTCATTGAAATTGGGCTTGTTGTGTACACCGTGGTCTTCACTCCATCGTAGTAGTTAGCCATTTTTCGGGCAATCAGCATTCTTACATTATGAGACTTAACAAGCATGATCAATAATTTACTCAATCTCTGAGTATTTGAGTTTACAACAAAATCGCTTTGCATAAAAATCTGCTCAAGAGTAGAAAGTTTTTTGCTAAAAGAAGAAAAACCGAACGCTTTTCCATCAGCCATGAATACCAATCCCAAATCCCCACCAGTTGTATAGTTAACCTTATTTGCCATGTAAAATGCTTTATAGTAGTTCACATCACTAACTGGGCATATCTTTGCTGATATTTCTGTACTATCTGTAAATTCATAATCCATAGGCAAAATATGAATACATGATGGCTTTATATTTTTATCGCGTTCAATGTAATAATGCTTATCCCGCTTTACACTAGAATAAGTGTATATCGGATTCTTACCAGGCCCCAAGTTTATCTTACCAACAAGGAAGTCGTTTATTTCCTGGAAATATCTATCAGAATAGATGATGTTTTCATCATTCTCAAGAAGACATTTAAACATCACCCCACCTTCTTTGGGGTCAAATACATTATAGGGAGCATGAGCATATCTAAAACTATCTTCTACATAGCTAAACATCTTCTCATATCCTCCTTTATAAGTGGGAGGAAAAGCAATACCTATCCCCTTACCTTTTTTACTTTTTAGGAAGTCAAAAAAATCGCCATAAAAGAAACTGCTTATATTAAAATTCAAAGCACCCTTTTCTAATTTCGATATGGTATTGTGATAATAAATGTCAGCCTGCTCTATAAACGAATTGAACATTTCCTCCTGATAATCATTCTTTCTTTGATGAAAGCCTGATACTCTCATGGCAAACATTACCTGAACAAGATTTTTATATCTTGTATCTTTCCAAGTATCAAAAACCAGACGTAATTCAGGATTTACAACTTCAATATCTGTATTTGTGTCAAGCAGCAGATCAGAAATTAGCTTAGAATATAGGCTTACATCATTGGAATGTACAGTATATCCCATGTTGGACATAATTTTGTCGGTCGTGAAATTACCGGAACATCCGATAAAAACATCTTTCTTTTCTACGCCTTTCATTATATCTTGAAGGAGCAGTTTTACTTCAGGTGGTGTCGTTCCTTGGAACATATCAGTATATTTTACAAGTTATGTATGACTTCATACACTAATTTAGATTTAATGCCCTCCTGGCGTATTCCAGGAAGGCTTAAATACAAAATCAACCATTTCTTCAGCTACTTGCAAGAACACTTATACAGTATATTCGGCTTCTTTTCAGTCGTGTCAGATGGCTATTTCCATCACCCCATAAACTGCACAAGTTTTTATGTTCTTGTTTTTGCTTATCGCTACTATAAGGGTTGAGGACGGACGGGATTTGAACCCGAACTATAAAGGTTAACCGGTATTTATAGCAGACCACACCGCCCATGTGCTGTTTTATTTGTGGTATTAAAAACAGCAAAAACTAACCACGCTCATTTCAATGTTTTTATTGAAGGAATCCGAAAATAGAGCGAAAAACAACGTTCCCCATTGAGAGATAAGCAGGAGTCGAACCTGCACAAGTATCGTCTGCTTTCTCGCTTTCGTCCGTAGATTGGCTATCCTACGATCTTTAAACTACTCAACCTGTTACTAACAGCACCGGTCTTGATGACATCCATTCTTATGTACACTTAGAATTTCCGTTCATTTAGTCTTAGCTCCCTATGACCATTTTATCCCTACGTGGTGGTAGCAGGACTCGAACCTGCACCTTCCGTCCAAGAAGTCTTATCGGAATGAAGTTATCTCAATTAAGGATAATCCTATTTAACCGATTTATGAAGCGTCTTCCAATTTCGCCATACCACCAAATTTGCGTGTCTTTCCACGCTGTCAGATTGCACAGACCCAGATAAAGAAAGGAATCGAACCTTTCTGCCATTTACCATAATCTCAATCACCGAGCCGACTTGAACGGCATTTGAGCGGAAACAGGGAATCGAACCCCACTCTTTGGCTGGAATGCCAACGCTCTGCCGATGAGCTATTTCCGCAAATGCTTGTCTCTTCCAAGCTGCCAATGGTTTCCGTTTTCAATTGACGTGTGTATCCATAACCATAAAAAGCCTCACACATATCTTTAGAACAAACTTGCTTGTTCATACTTAGGTTCTTTCTTTTCAACAACTCCAAACTCTTTGATTTCAATGCCAGTCTTTTCGGTAAGCCATTTTGCAAGTATGTGGCGATGGCAGAAATCACTTGGTTTCTCATAGCAGCATAGAGCAACATCTTGGCCATCACTTAATGTCTTTATTTGCTCCACCACCTTCTTCGCATCTTGACTTTCAAGAATATTGTTGTATAATCTAAGATACTCATCATGGGAACATGCGGCACTTATCATATACCTTGTTGGAGCCACATTAACCATTTGTGGTACTCCACTAATAAATCTTGGCCGTCCAATAGCTACGCAAATAATTTTAATTCCTGCTTCTTTTAATTTTCGGCTATTACCGAAATAACTTGTGTAAATTTTCATTGCTCTTTTTTTATTTTATGATGTAAAAATACAAAAAATGACGCATTTAATGCCATTTTTAGTACTAAAAATATCTAATTCGATGATTTTATTGTCTCAACCTTGTTACATTCATCATATGGTCTGTCTCGTGCCCCATGTTGAAGGTATTACCAAGGTAGTACTTGTGAGTTCTTGCTCTGATAGGTTAAAGGAGTAACAAACCAATCTTTATTGCCTTATCCATCCTTTAAATACACTTTTACAATTGTTTTCATTGCTTTTAATGCTAAAAATGTGGATCAATATAATGACTTTGGTAATGAAGCATAAGCAAAACACCACCCTTGTACGCTTGCCCATCTGCCACCCAACATCCATTTCTTCTTTTAGTGAACACCTTTGCTCCACCTTCAAGTTCTGGCAAAATCCTATAATCACCAGCATAGTAGTCGATACATTCCGTTTGGTTAAATGTAACCTCAATCTTGCATGGAGAAATAACTTTGGTAACAGTAGCCGCTCTCCTATCAGAATAGTAACATATAGTACACCCTAACCCGACTTCAGGAATTAAATTTCTGATGGCTTCCGTCCGTTGCCTGTCCCTCTCTTCTCTCCATTCGGAATACTTAACCCCATCTGGACATTTTCTGTTTTCGATTTCCCTAAGGATAGCAAAACTTTCTTTGCTTGTTAATTTCTTCGATATTTTCATTGTTCTTGTCTTTTAATTGTTAGTAATATTGGTTTCTTTTAGTATTGTAAAGATACTCATTTTCAGGTGTTTAATCAAAATAAAACAATCTAAAACTCCTTTCTTAAACTTAGTTTAACTTATTATTAACCAGGCACTTAGTCTATCAATTTAAATTCATAAGCCCACACGAACGGATTGCATTCCCAAGCGCCTTTGCCTGAGACTTTATCTATCAGGGCAGAAAAGGCTTCTCTAGGACTTCTTTTCATATCTTGCCAACTAAACATCTCAAATCTGTCTGATAAATCATATTTAAAAACTGTTCCGTCTTTAGTATATTTTATAATCCCTTCTTTCAAACAGTCCGCTTCCGATATGTCCTGTAGGCGTTCGCACTTGACTCCGGTGATTCTGATATGTTTCTTACAAGCAGCAGCCGAAACAAACATCTTGTTATTCCAGCCTGCGGAATGTTTCATAAAACCACGAATACCTAAGTCTTTGGGATCTCTATCTAATGAGTCTGGATCATACCCTAAATCCTTGTAGCTTTGTGCAATGGCAACTACTTCGCCAACTTTATATTTGGGGAGAATTTGTCCGCCATCAATCATACGTTCATCTTCGTCATACATACATATTTCAGTGACTTCACCAGAAGGTCTCTTACATACCAAATATCCTGCAACGTTTACACCTCTAAACTTTAAAGGATAAGTAACTATTCTTCTCGTCATGGTCTTTCGACCATTTAATACCGCTTTAGTTAAGTGGAATTTGTCATTAAACATTATCTTCTTCATGATTCCTCCTTCCTATTATTGCTTTCGTTTTTACTTTGATCATTTCGATTATCCTTCACATCTTCCCAAGCAGTCACTATTGATCAGAATAGGTTTAACGCTGTTACCACTACAAGAATTCCTGTCAACCATTCTATTCCCAGATGGTAAGATATCAAACAAGATATAAATGACAGCCAAAATGTTATCTCTTCAAATTGATAGTCTTTCATTTTATCGCCCCCTACCATCTTCTAAATAATCACTCATCTTCTCATACTCTTCACAGGTTATTTCCTTCCAAAAGGTAATCACACATCGCTTTTTATAGGTTTCCTGAAGAAACTTATGCATTTCTGCTAAATTGAAACAACCATCATCAGCATAACGTATTCCGGACCCGAAGAAGCCTTTACTTTGAAAGGCATAATAGTAGTACTTTTCCATTTTATTCCTCCTTGATTAATTGTGGGTGATCGTAGATGTTGCCTACAATCTCTTCCGTTACATTGTAGTCACAGAATGGTAATATTTTGCCATCCACTTCTCCGACATATCCAAAGCATCCGTCTTTTATGCCTACTTTATTGTATGTATTTTCATATCCATCGTTGCCCACCAACAAGATATCACCTTCGTAGATTTCTTTGCCATTCTTGTCATACAAGCCGGTGAACTGTCCTATGGTTTCAGTACAAACCTCATACATACCGATGCTTTTCCCTATGTCGATATCATTTAAGGGTGGAATGACGGCATATCTATCCTTTTCGATCTTAACAAGAAAGCCATACAGCCATTCTTCATCGTATATGCTTTTGCCTCTGAATTTTATTGTACGATTCATTTTATACCTCCATTATTTTTAACGCTTTCTGTATTCCAGCTTCTAATGCTTCTTCGTAAGTATCCCACTGACCACCATCGTTAGGACCGTCGAATATACCGGCAGCTATAAAAGTTCCATTATCAGCCTTGCATATATCATAACCATAACCACAAACATTTCTAATGATGGCTATATGCATATTCTTGGTTTCGCGCAGCCACTTTTGAGCAACAGACTGAGTAGGGAAATGATAACAACTGAATCCTTTCTCTGTCAGCGACTTTAAAGTATCCAATGATACAAATTTTTCTTCCATAATTATCACTCCTTACTTTCCAAATATTCTATTAAACTTTTCTTGTCTCTAAAAAGTATTTTATCCCAAAGTGGATAATTGTTTCTTGGTACACTTAAACCGTCAGAGAGCTTGTATACCATCAAAAAAATACGATCTGTATAGGATATTTCAATAGTTATTTTGCTTACAGTGGAATAACAGATATTGTCTCCACTTAGATAGCAAACATTATCGCCTACATTAAACTCTGTATCTATTTTCATAATTATTCTTCTTTTCCTAATATTTGCTGAAATGGATCAAAACTCTCATTTACTCGTTGTATGCCATCTATAGAATCTTTCATATTTGTACACTGTAAACTACTCAAAGCGTTTGCAATTCTAAATATAGGATTTCCCATACGAATATCAGTAAGAGTATCAATCAACTCTTCTTTACTTAGTTGTTTCAACTGCTCCTTGATTATATTCCGCATTTCTTCTTCAGTCATTGCTATTTTCCTTTCTTTAGTTCTTCACAATGTAACTTATAAGCATAGGCAAACATCTTCAAAGTAACAGGCTCAAAGTGAAAATCTGCTTGTTTGCCTTCTACTACGACAGAAACACATAAATCTCCATCACAAAAATCAATATATGCCATAGCATCGTCATTCCCTCTGATAGCAAATGTTTGTGTCTGTACACTATCCATGATTCACCCCCTTTCCTTTAAAGTGTTCTATTAGCTCTTCAACGGTTGCCTTATGACTACAATGGAACCATGCTGCCTGTACACTCTCTCTAATAATTTCTCGTGCATAATTGATGTCATCGTCATCGCATATAAACCAAATATTTTCAGG